ATTATTTGTTATTGTTGGGTTTCTTCTTCCCGTTGCAGGATTAATTGCTTTGCTATTGTGCCAAACCCTGATGTAGTCCCACATAAATGAGCTGGAGAGGCTATTAGGATTAGTACCATATGGACTTATATTGTAAACATTAGCATCTCTGGCCCATCCCTGTGAGTTACCAGCAACAGTTCCGCCACAATGACAACCATGATTATTATCGTTAGTTCTATCAGCATTACCGCTATCTACGTATGGTGTATAAACATATGTTCCATTAGAACCACCGGTTACTTGATTAGTTAATGAAAACCAATTAAATTGAACAACTCGACTTCCGCCACTGCCGTCAGGATTAACCGCAAATTCTGGATGAAGAGGATCTATATGCCCGTCAACAATTACAACATCAACATTTTTACCAGACGCAGTAATTGTTAAATCTGTAGTAATTGTTGATACACCGCCGTCGCCCCAGTTATTTCTATTTGTGGCTTCGCTATGTCTTAATAAACCCCAGTTTACGTCTGTAGCCGAATCACCCCATGCTTTATCAAAGGCGCCATTTGTAATTGTATATTGAGGTTTGATTGTAATATCAACAAGCTCTGCTAAATCGCAATCCCAAACTCTTGGATCTGCTTTTACCAATTCAACTTCTTCGTCAGTAAGCATGTAATGAGTATTACGACTAATTAATCTTTTGTTCGCAACCTCAACGGCTCTATCTGGAATAAACAGATTGCCACCGGGTGTTTCCATATCTTCATAAAAAGATTCTAAATCTTCTTTACGATGAAGAGTAACAATCCATTCTCTGCGTTCCATTTTACGCCTCTAGCTGAACAAGTGTTAAAGTTGTAACAACGTTTTGTGTTGAGCCTGATAAGTTTTTCACTGTCATTGGAATTTGATTTCCAGATTCAAGCCATCCAAACACTCCCGGCGAAAGTTTTACAGTTTGTGCACCTGTTGTAATTACTTCGGCAAGAACACCGGCGTCAGGTGCAGGGTCTGATGTTTGCGCACGAGAAGCATCGTTTGTTTGCGAAGTAGCATCTGTATAAAGTCTTACCCATGATGCATGTGAAGTTTCAATTTTCATTAATCCGAAAGATTTAAATCCGTCTATGTTTACCGTAACTTGAGTATTGTTTCCTAAGCTTGTTGCGGTATGAACTTTAGTGGTTCTTGTTTCAAGAGTACCTGTGTTACCGCCACCGCCGCTGACATCAGACATATTAGCAAGTTCTACCCATGCACCTGCGTGAGCAAAATAACCTTTACCCGTTGCGTGTACGTGAGCAAACATGCCATGATATGTTGAAGCACTTGGTAGATCTGAAACCTGATCGTACACATTGGCAAATAATACTTTATTGCCACCCATATCTAAATCTGAACCAGTTACAAGATTTATAATTTCTGTATTAGACAGGCCACCGCCACTGCCGCCTGTAGCATCATTCACCCAAGCATAGTCAGTACCATCCCAAGATAAAATTTGATTATTAGCAGCAGTACTAACGTTTAAATGCGCATCAATATCTCCTGTATTAAATGACGCAGTTGCGTTAGCAAACGTTAAATTTCCATTTCCGTCTGTTGTTAATACTTGATTGTTAGAACCGTCTACAATACCAAAAATTCCAATGAGTGAGTTTGGTATATCGCTCAGATTGTTCCAGCTGCCTGAAAACTGCCCATCGTATAACTCGTCAAAGTTAGACACGATTTTAATCATGGCATTTCTAAGCGCGTCACCGGTTCCGTCGTTGGCTGCTGTGCCGTAGTTAATAACTTGCTTTGCCATGTGAGCTCCTATTAGTTTTTATAGTTATTTATTTAAGCGTTATCAGAAGTAATGTTAATAGTATCAACAGAATAAACGACGCTATCAGCTCTCACCGTCTGATCACCGACATCTTGATCTGGCCCAACAATTGGACTTCCACCAACGATATAATCGTCTTTTACTCTTAGAGCGAATTTATGAGTTAAGGTTGGTCCGGTAAGTTTATTATATTCAAAGTTGCCAAACATTTTTGTACCAGCAAGATGCATTGTGTCTTTTAATACTTGCTCATATTTTGCAACTGTTACCGTTGATTTTAACTCGTAAGAATATTCTTGAATAAAATCGCTGTCTTGAATTTTCTTTTTACTATCATAATATTCAAAAACATTTGTATCAGGATTTGTTCTATAACCGTTAATATGTGAGAATTGGCTACTCCAAAATCCTGCAGTAATACCTTGCGATGTAGCTCTTAGTTCAGCTTTTGCGTGTCTAGTACCTTCATCATCAACTAAATAAACAGTTTCTTTATCAATATATCCAAACCCTGAATCACGTATTTCTGCTGCAGAAATTCTACCAGTTGAAAATTCTGTTTTGTTTTCCATAATGGCGTTGTTACCAAACTGCATTGAATCATAGTCTCTTTCAATACTGCTGATCGCAAAGTTTCTACCTTTATGAGTAATATCATCGGCGCCACCAATTCTAAATCCATAATAAGAATATGGAAGAACATATATAAGTCTTCTATCATTATCAAGCTTTATAATTTCGCCAGTCACTCCTGTAGACGCTTGTGTAATTTCATCGCCTACAGTGAAAGACGCAGTATAATCTTCTACTAATATTACTTGATTATATCTGTCGAATGCAATCATTTGTTCGTCACGCACTACAGTAAATGTATCATTTACATAATCAGCGCCGGGATTAATATTTTCAAATGATTGAATAGTACCAATATCAAATGGTGTTAAATCAAATGCTTGATTCAATGGTGTTGAAAGCGTAACCGGGCTTGCTGAACCTGACATAAGTGCAGCTGCTGGTGGATTCGCATTATAATCTGATGAATTTAAAGGAACAAAAGTAAATGGAGCAATAACATCAGTAATTAAACTTACTGTTTCGACATTTTCTAATGCTTCTACTTTAGCATCAGTAATTACTCCGGTGTTTGCATATAACGGTCCAGGTGAGCTTTCATTTTTTGTTGATACACTAAAGATATCGCCGGTATTTGCAACCGGATCATATGCCGTAAGTGTAAAGTTTCCGCTTGCTCTATTTGTTGAAATCGGTCTGTTTACTGCAAATGTTTGGCCTGGCTCCATTTTAACGCCTACCGCAGATCTGTTTTGACCAATTACAGTACCTTCGTTTCCTGCACTATCAGATAAAACTTCAAGTATTTCAAATCTAAAATCTTGGTTATTTAAAATTACTACCTGATTTGAAACTTGAAGTTTTGTATTTGCAATGGTATATCCAAAACCGCCATTTTTTAAAGTATATCTTACAGTACCAGTAAATTCATCTTGCAACTCAGTTACAATTGCTTTACCACCTGATCCGTATCCAGACGAGCTTTCAATGCTGTATATATCGCCGATTTCGTTATCTGTGGTCCCACCATATTCTAAATCAATAATTAAAGCATCTGCTGAACCATTGAGCTTACCAAAGGCAATATCTTCTCCATCAATACGCGCAAGAATATCGTCGTACTTAATAAATTTACCTTTTGGATTTGTGATATAAATGATAGGTGTTAAAGTACCAGCCAAATAAACAAAATTAATTTTATCTACAATTGCTTCGGCTTTTGAAATAGATCCATAAATATTTTTACTTAAAGCATCTGCGTATGTATATTCTTTACTTCCATCTCTGTTTGTGAAAGTACCAGTATTTTTAAACATCTGCAAATATGTACCAGTCTTCCAATTTGATTCAGAAGGCTTAAACATATATTTTGCGGGATAATTTACTTTAACATCTGCTTCATAAAACATTCTAAAGAATAGTTTTAATCCGGCTTCAGTACCTTTACGTCTGTAAAGATCCATAATATTACGAATCACAAATCGTAACGTTCTATCGTCATCAATATTTGGCAGATCTGACATAAATTTCTTTTTGAAATAAATGAGCATTTCTGCAAGGGTTGTTCCAATGTCGCGATATTCAAACATTTGTCGTGTATTATATACACCCATGTTTGATTCTGATTCTACGAATCTATAATATTGCTCAACCATATCAATAAGCTCTTTACCGTATATACGATAATAAGCAGGAAATTGATTTGCTATTTTAAAAGCAATATTTTTTTCGACTAGAGTGACTTGATTATCGGCCATTAGTACCCGCTGCTCCCTCCGCTACTTCCACTACTACTTGACGATGAAGTAGAACCAGTAACAGTTGACGTTGATGCTGTTGTTGCTGATGATGTAGCAACGCTAAGAGCTGAGCCCGATTCAATTATATTTACAGTCACATCATCATCTTTAATAAGGAAGATTCTACCAGCAGGGGTTTTAATATCATCCATAGATGTTGTTACCATAACTCGAATACCTGAACCTTCAAAGCCTTCTGTTTTAAATCCTGTTAAGCTAATTTCTCCAGTATCATAATTAATGCTACCAGCAATAGGCTTAACTACCTGTGGGTTTACTAGATCAGAAGTAACAATTTGAATATTTCCTAAACCGTCATCTTGGAAAAATGAATCTACGTTGTTATATTGGAAAACACTACTCTTAACCGCAGGCTTATAATCAGTAAATCCTCTATCAATATTAAATGGATACGGTTTTACAAGCTTTGCGTAAAACTTAAATGATGGACTTTCTGTTTGATTTAATGCTGGGCTGTAAATAACGTAAGGACAAACCGATGTTTCACTACTTACAATTGCATTTTCACTTGCATCAATATCTTTTGTAAGTTTAGATAATCGTAACGTTACGTCAAAATTATCAAGATTATTTGTGTTATATGTCGAAATTGCATTTCTTACCATTACTTCGATTTGGCCAGCAGACTTCTTAGTCACTTTCGGATCATAATAAACGTCAGCATTTACACAACCGTACATAAATTCTGAATCAATAAAAATAGGTTCCACAGCAATTGGTGATTTATCTTCTAGATACGCGATATAAGCACTCGATAAAGTATTCGATAATCCTTCTCTGCCTTCGCCAAGATAAACTGAAATTGCAACTTTACCAAATTGTGGAGGAGTTAATTCTTCGCCACCATAAGCAGAGATTGCTTTAATTTCTGGGAATTGAGTTTGTAGTAATACTTCATAATCTTTTGTTGTAACTGCTCGTTCTTGAATTTGCAAAGACTTAGGAGCGTAATAACGAATACTTTCAAGTGTTTCTCTTTCTGCGCCACCTGCCGCATTTTGAACTGTAACAACTTCTGCAGAAGCATTATCTGACGTTAATTCTAAATTAAAACTAAAAGCTCCATTTGCTTCAATTCCAGAAGTAATACGATATCTTACTCGAATATCTTCAAATGCTTCGGGTTGTAAACCAAATTTATTATTACCAAAGTAAACTGTATAGCGACCGTCATAATATGGTTCTACATAAAATACTTTATCAGTAGCACCTACACCAAAAATATCATTGCGTCTTAAGAAAACGTTTGCGTCATCTGTTTCTTCAGCATCAACAAATACTTCAATAGAATCTGTATCAGCATTTTCGTTTGTTAAAATAACACGAAGAATTCCATCATCACCAATAAAGTAACCTTCTCTTTCGAATGATGCGAGCATTTGACCTTCATAAATTTCAACGTTATTAGCAACAAAAGTATTTGGTGCGGTTTTACGAGCAATCCATGTTCTATCTGTTACAAAATCAAACTGAGTACCTTGGAATGTTGTACTAAATTGAGAATAAGCTGGAATTGTAACTGTTTGTCCTTCAATAGAATCATCAGTAATTGTTACGTTTACAACAGCGCGAGCAGATCTACGAGAGCGAGGTAAATAATTTAATTCTTTGGCATGAGACATCACCGAGTTTTTTAAGACAGCCGAGTCGAGGAACATCTCGTTAATTGCCATATTAGCATAAAAGTTATTCTGGAAAGTATTATATGCTAATACATCCAAGAACACACTCATGTTCGAACCTTCAAAGTTATAATCTTTGAATTGCGTTTGATTTCTCAGATAGTCTTTAAACTGAGTCTTAATTGACTCAAAGTCTAATTCTGAAATATTTAGCTTGGCCATTTACCTAGTCCTCTCTAAGAATACATCAAGTTCGATTGGCTGCTCAACGTTCTTGATGAAAAAAGTAATTCTTACTTTAACTGTATTATCGTCTATATTAGAAGATACTGCTACGTTTTGTAATTCTGCTCTTGGTTCATATAATGCAATCGTATCTCTTACATTATCTTCAATTAATTTCATAATTGATGGTGTGATATTCTCAAATAACATGGCGGTAATATTTCCACCAATATTTGGCTGCATAAGTCTTTCGCCACGGTCAGTGAGTATTAGATTTTTAATTGATTCTTTTACTGCGTCTTCATCTTTATTTAAAGTTAAATCGGCCGACAACGGGCTAATCTCAAGATCCTTTTTAAAGTCTTGATAGATCGTAACCTTTTTGCTCTTTGGTGTAAATAATCTTGCTACCATTTTTACCTTCTATCCCAAGATCTTTCTGGGCCGATGTCTAAGTGAATAAAGTCTCTATAATAACCAATTCCTCTAAAG